TCCAAACTAAGTCGGAAGGACTACCTTATAGCAGGTTTAGGTGCCCGCTCGAGTACTACTTGCAGCGCTTAGTACCAGTTACACGACGTAACTTAGGTGTTAAGGCAGGACGAACCTGGGTATCGGCCTTGAAACCAGTATATTTCTCAATATACTGATACAAGGGAACCGATTCCATGGCTCTATCTTGCCAAACATCTAAAAGTTGCTTAGTTAGCCGGGCCTGCGCTAGTGAGATAGACCGAGCTCTTCTAAGGCTAAAGATAGCCTCCCCAACATAGTACTTCGATATACCTAATTCAAAGATATTAACATCTTCGTCACTAACCAACCGGTTAACGGCGTCGACGCTAAGTCTAAGAAGGGTATTCGCAACACTAATAACGGGTAGCGTCTCACGTCTTAGAGCTTGGTATAACTGGACATTCAAGCTTGGGAGATGTTTAAGAGCCTGGTCATCCATAGTTTTCACTATGGAATCCCGGTTCTCAAACAATCTCTCAACATCCGAAATCGCTATCTTCAACTTCATCTCTTTGATAAAATCAACGAGGAGATTTAACATCTCGGGGGTCGAAATAAACTCCCATAAAGGAAAAGTCCTGTGGAAGTACTGCTGCACAGACACTCGTAATGAGTGTCCGGCATTAATACGGTCATAGGATATAGAGGCTTCGTCAGTAACCTTACTGATAAAGTTCCCTATATAGTGATAAACCATATAAAGTTTAATTATCCGTTCCGCTTGCGCGGGACGTTTAAAGAAACTAAATGTGGCTCGGATCAAGTCTGGGTGCTCAGAGATAGGCAAGTTCCATCCGTGAGTAGCCTGGTTTCTAAGAAACTCATGAAGAAGTGAATACTTCTTCCAAGTTTCTAAGAAACCCCCGATACTAAAACCTGATACCTCGGTACCTGATATAACTATTCTTTTGGCAAATTCTAGCATCGTTGTAGATACTAGAGTTTTCTCATCAGAAATAGGCATATCAAGCCGGGAGCATAAGATTTTATATTGGAGAGCTACCTCACGATTGGCTATAACTAAATCATCACCTAATAGG